GGTGTAATCGCCGCCATCAAGGACGATGATGAATGCGCCGTTGGTGGTGGCCATCTTGACGGCCGGTCCGGCGCTCAGTTCATCCCAGGAGATTAGCACCTGGTTCGTCGGCTGAAAAATGAGCGTCGTATTCAGCGTCTTCAATTCCAGGTCATGCACCGTGCCGGTCACGGTCGCGCCCAGGCCAACGTACAGCCATCCCATTGCCAGAATCAGCAGGACGATGATGGTGATGATGCGCTTCATTGCGGAATGAAAATCAGGCCGTTGGTTGCGGCGTTGACCAGAACGGTGAAGGCTGCTCCGTGGGAGTTGGTGAAGGTTAGGGCCGCTGCTGAGCCGGTCAGAAAACCACTGCTCCAATCATAGATGGTGCTCCCATCGTCGTCGCAGAGTGTGCGACCAGAAAGGTATAGGTGACCGGTCTGATCCCAGAACATACCCTGTTGAAAGTTTGCCAGGATAAGCCCGTACGAATAATAGTTCCCGTTCACCAGATCAAAGACCGAGATATTATCGGAGTTGGTTGCCCAAAATCCCCCAACGGTTGTAATTCCATCCGCGATGGTTTTCTGGCCGAAATGCACAATATAATCATTACCGGACAGCTTCGTGCGAAATATTGGCGATGTAAAAACGTCATTGGTTCCAACCGACTCTGACAGGTTTAAGGAGTACGCCACGACGCCATTCGTGAACGCCTGCCAGTTTGGATCCGCAACCGTTGTATTGGTATAGGTATAGGTGCGCGGGGGATTCATCAGGCCGGCAATGTCATAACTGCCATCGTCCGTTGGCACTGAAATCATGAAGCAACGGCGGCTGCCCACGAGCTGCAATGTGACGGTGTAATCGCCGCCATCAAGCGGCGTCGTAAAATAGCCGTTCGTCACCAGCACGTTCACCTTGGGGCCGGCACTCAACTCACCGCGTGAAATCAACACGTCATTTGTGGGCGTAAACGTCAGCAGCGTGGTCATGCTGCGCAGATCGGTTGTGTGCAGGCGTCCGTACACGGTGGCTGCGGAAAGGGTTGAGGGTTGAAGGGTGAAAGTTGAGAGCGCGGCCAAAAAGAGCAGCGCTGTCATGCGGACGTTGCGCTTCACCCAGCCGGCCGGACGGCGGCCCAGGACTTCTTCCGTGGTGGCGGAACGGCAAACCGCCGCTTCCCGGGCGCGCGGCGACCGCATTGCCCGGTCCTTCACCGGCGCGTCCAGATTCTCCCGCAATGGTTCGTTTTTTTCGTTCATAACTTCAGCCTTCAGCCTTTAGATTTTTTCAAAAAGGTGGTGGAACCGGGATTCGGGTGAACCCCGATTCCACCGGTAAGCCGCGGCACGGGACCAAGCGCATCGCGGCAGGTTGTTTACTCCGGCCAGTGCCAGGTATTGCCGGCATTGTCCTCTTCGTCCCTCCAGGGCGATTTCGTCACCGGCACGGTGCCGACTCCAGTGGTTACGTCCAGGTTCACCAGGCGGCCGTCATGGCCTTCAAAGACGACTGTGACCTTGGCTTCCAGCGTCTTGCCGGCCAGCGGGCCTTCCTTCTCCTGCGGCCAGATGTAGCTCACGGTATCGCCCACCTTGGGCTGCGGATCGGGACCGATCACTGGCGCGGTTTCCCGCGCGTCCGAATTTTCAGATTGATTTTTTCTTCCCATAAATTTGTTTTGTTAATTGCCGTCTCTCCGGCTGTCACGCTTTGCCGCGTTTGCGATGCAATCCACCTTTGCAACTAGGTTGCCAGGCTCCGAGCCAGGCATTCAGGAATTAGCTGCCGGCCAGTTGCAGTGCGGCCGTGGACTTTTGTCCCATACAGTGGATGTCAATCCGTTCGAGCGCGCGGATGCCGATTTCGTCCGTGGCAAAATACACGTCCCGGCTGGTTTCAACGTTCATGGCCATGCGTTCACCGAAATACCACCAGCTCAGATCGCCGAAGTAGATCTGATAGGCGCTCACCGTGGCGCTGGTGCTGTAAACCGGCATGGCGTTGACCCAGACGATTTCAAATCCGTCCAGCGTGGCTGTGCCGTCCGGCTTGCGCACATACGGCACGACAGTGGCGCTGGTGTTTAATGTGACGAACAACGCGTCCATCGTGGGGTGCGCATAATACTTCGCAGTCTTGAGCACTGCGCCGGTGATTTTGGCCCGCAACGTCCGGCAATTCGCCAGCGTGATTTTGTCAGCCGAGGTATTGGTTGAGGTCAGTTGCAGCACATTGGAATCAGCGGTGGACTGGGCGCCGATGCCGTTGATGCTGTTGTAGGTGCTCGTGCCGTCGCCGAGGAAGAGACAGTTGTCTTCCATCAGGGACATTTCACGGGCGATGTAGCGGGCCACGAATTGGCCGACGGCGACAATGCTATCCGCGTCAATCTCGGACGGAATGCGGACGATGCCGCCGGCCTTGCCCGGCGTGAACGTGACGAATTCCATCTGGGGGACTTTTTCTCCAACGGGACCAGAGACGGTGATGAATCCAAACGCCGGCTCACCCGTTTTCAGCCGCGGCAGTTTCACCGTGGCTGTGCCGAGCGGATAGACGATGCAGAGTTTGCGCGCCTGGCCGTAGGCATAGACGAGTTCCACGATCTGCGCGGCATAATTGGTCGGCAGCGGAATATCCGTGGCGGCGATGGCCGTCTTGGCCTCAATGCCCAGGTATCCGGCGGCGCGGGTGATAAGGTCTTCCGCGTTGGCACCCTTGATCTTGTTTGCCTGCGCGGCGCGGATCACGGCCATTCCTCCCAGGAAGAGCGCGCAATCCTTGGTGACAAATGGCTGCCCGTTTTTCCAGGTTACGCCAGTATCACTGCCGTCTTGCAGGCGCTTGGCCAGTTTTTTAACCTGCTCATGCAAAGCGTCCGCGCGTTGCTGTTCGGTCTTGAAGAGAGCAGGGAGCGCCTTGATGGCGGCAAAACCGCCTTCAACGCCCTTGAGCTCTTTCAAGCCGGGGATGTAATCCGCCAGGTCCTTGAGTTCGCCGCATATTTTTTCAAACTCTTTAATCTGTTCTTCAGACGACACGGTGATGTAGAGCGCGGAGGTGTGCCGCCGGCTCATGGCGATCTGGGACAACTGCCAGAGACCCAGGACGAACAGAGCGAGCGCGAACGGCAGCAGCAGGAATGCGGCCGTGCCCACGGCGACCAGCGACGTGGTGTGTTTGTATTTCTTCAGGAATTTTTTCATATTATTTTTTAGCAGCGGACGTGAGTCCGCTCATTTGTTTTGGGTTTATTTTCTCAGCACGGCGGCAAGGCCGCGCGCCATTTGCAGCAACCGCACGTCATGGATTCCCGCGCCGGACGTGCCGGCCTTGGCGCGGAAGTCTGCCTCGTCACTGCAAAATTGTTTCAAGAACTCTGCAAGGTCTTTCAGATCGGCGCGTTCAACCGCGCCGGACTTGAGCGCCAGGCCGACGGTGGCGCTGGGATTGGCCGGGACCACGACCATGCTGATTTCCAAGAGTTCCTGTTTGGTGTAGGTGCGGTCCGGCTGGCCGGCGGCGTTGCCATTCGTCCATTCCAGTGGAATGAATCCGACAGATTGCGATTTTAGGAAACCGCCCTTGGCCATCTTCCACGCAAGATTCCCCAGGGGATTGTCTGTGCAGAACTCCACGCGGTTGACCAGCTTGCCGTCAGTCACCTGCACGTTGAGCGCCTTGCCAAGAATGTTGGCGACGGTGCCGTAATTGTGGCAGTCGGCGATTACCGGACTGCGGCGAAAATTGTTCAGGTCCCAGCCGGCCTGGTCTATCACCTCGTTGTAACGGTCAACGGTATTGTCGCTGCCAATGAAATCCATTACCGGCGCGTCGCCGGCCACGGCCTTGACTTCGCAAACCATGCCGCCGCGGATCCCGCTGGCTCCGGTCCGCAATGTTACCAGTCGGGGACCGAATTCTTTCTTCAATTTCTCTAAATTTGCTTGGTTCATAGTTGAGTGGGTTGGAATTTGGTCATCAAGGGTCAAAAATGGCTCGTGCAGAGCGTTGCATGGGCCGTGCAGAGACGATTCACGCCGGGCCGGGTGTCCAGGTGGTAGGCATTCCGCGCCCCGCAAATCGCCTTCAGCGCGTTTTTGGTATATTGAATGTTCACTTGCCACCCACTTTCTTTTGGAACCAGGTTGTGAAGTTCAAAAACCGTCGCGTTCCTTCTTTACCAGGTCCGTCGAAAAACTTTCCGTCTTTGGTCTGGAGTGCGTAACCGAAACACCGGCAGTTGATCGTCTCGCCCGGCTCGCCAGCCGGGTCGCCGGGATAATCGCATCCATTGGGCCATGTCTCTTCGATGCCAATGCCGTTTTGCTCCTGGCTCAATTGTTCGTTGGCAATGTGGGTTGCGCGGGTGTGCTCCAGGTGCGATGTCTGCCAACCCTTGCGCGTGACGCCGGCCGTAACCATGGCGTTGTTCCGGCCCGTGTTGATGGCCGAGTTGGTTTCAGTGTATGCAATCGTTTCGGCGCGGCCATCGCTGGCCTCTTTGTAAACCGCCTTCACCCTGTCGGCCATTGCCTCGTAACTGTCGCCGGCCTTGAGTCCTTCGCCCAGCGACGCCTTGAGTGCGTCCCAAGTGGTGGCGTTGATACCGCTGATGGCCGACTGGCGCGCGGCCAGGTAAGCCAGGGCTTCCGCGGGCGGCAGGTTGAACTCGCCCGCGCCGATCTCGTCGAATATCTGCGCCCCGCCGAATTCCAAATCGGAAATGAGCTGCGCCTTGAGCCGTTCCATCAGCCGCGCATCCTCGTATTTGGAATCGAAAATATCGTCGAGCGATTTTGTGGCAGCGGACGTGAGTCCGCTCTGACTGAGCGCCAGCTTCGCCAGCACCCGTCCGCGCTGCTCAAAAAAGAACCGTCGCATCCGCGTCGTCTTGGCCTTGACGCTCGGCTCGATGCTCGCCTCATAGGCCGGGTTCGCCTCGCATTGGTGGAATATTTTTCCTTCCTGGTTAACTGGCATTCCGCATTTTGGGCAGGCGACAGCACCCATGGCGATTTCCGGCTGCGCGGCATAATCGAAACCGAAACCGCAATGCGGACACACCACCGTCGTTTTGGGAGTTGCCAACAAGCCGGCGAAAAACTTCTGCGCAGTCAAAAGCGGATTCGACTTTTCGGCATTCGGGTCGTCCGGCGGTTGCACCGGGGTTGCAGTCGGCTTGCTGCCGGCCTCTTGCAAATTGAATGCCAGATAACCCTTATCGCCCCAGGACAACTTTGTGAATCCGAGGTCATAGACCTCGTTGATCTCGTTGAATGGCACTCCCATTGCAAAAACCTTGGTCGCCGTGTCCACGCGTGTGCGCCGCGCTTCCTGCATAACCGGCAAACTGTCCACGTCGAACCAGCCGAACAAATCCGGCCCAAACGATTTGACGATGGGATCGAGTGCGGATTCCAGACGCCGGCAGAGCGGCGTGATCGTCGCCTCAATAAAATTGTAGCGTTCCTGTTCCGCTCCGGCGCCGGTGCCCAGGGTTTTCTGAACCGAAAATCCGAGCATCATATCCGGCACGCAGAATACGGCGCCGATTTCCTGCCGGTTCAAACCGCGCTGGTTGATGAACTCCATGTCGCCGGCGCTGACTGTGGGCTTTTCAATTTTCGCGCCGCCCCAGAGGAACAGCGGACGGTCCGCTGTGCCGGCCTTCCGCTTGCGGTCGCGCAACGCCGCCATGATTTGTTCGCGCTGCACCTGATCAACCTGGTTGTCCGTGGAGACTATGACGCCTGTATCGGCATTGTTAATCATAAGGCCCTTCATGAATTGCGCGCTGGCGTAATCCGTCTGCGCCGCAAGCATGGCCACTGTGAGCGGCGCCAGGCCGCGCCAGTAAAGATATGGATTGAACTGCCGGGCATGGATCAATTCTTCCGGCAACAATACCTGCGATTCAACCGGCGACATCAAAGGGGAACCGGTGAAGCGCCAGCCGACCAGGTCAAAGCCTTGGATGGTGTGCCAAAACTGGTCCGGCGAAAGCACGATCATCTGTTTCACCTGGCCGGATCGGCGCGCCGTGAGATCCACCGGCTGGCCGCCGGCGTCCATCGGAAGCACGAAAAATTCCCCGCGCAGACAGTCCCATGAAACGATGTTCGCCCAGAACAAACCACGGTCCATTGTGGTGTGCGGCCGGTTGAACAGATCCACGACCGGCCCGGCATCCACGATGTCCTCGCTCTTCGCGCCGCCGCATGAAATGCGGAATGGAATCTGGGTCAAGTTGCGGGCGAGGATGTTGATGCAGGCGTAAATCCAGGCACTTTGAGCGTAGGGATGGGTGAGCGCCGCGCCCCGGCCGGCGTCGTCAATATCGGTGCCGGTAAGAAACGCCTGGCTGGCCGGAGAGAGGGATTTCCGCATGGCTTCCAGGCCATCCAGGATTTCCGCAAACGACCGGTCGCTTGTGGCGGGATCTTCAATGTTTGTGCCCGGGATTTTCATTTTCGCCTCACAATGAGTTCGCCGTATTGCTGCCGCGTACTCGCTTTTTTATTGGCGATGCCACGCGGGCGGGAAACGCTTTTCTGTTTTCCGAATGAAAAAAGTTTCCGGTTGGCGGGTGAATCATTGACCGTCACGATCCAGTTGGCCTGGACGGTTTGAATGGCGGCTGCAAACTCGGCCACCTGTTCCTGTGTCCACGCATCGTAAGACGTGATTTTTCCGCCGACGTAGGGCGGATCGCAGAAGAAAAGTGTTTCGTCAGAGTCGTAAGTCTTCTGGCACTTGCGCCAGTCGAGTTTCTCGACAATCACACGCTCCATTCGTTTCTGGCATTCTGAAATCCGCACCTGAAGATTGGGCAGGGAATTTGCCGCACCGCCGCCGGAACTTTTTCTCTGGACGCCAAAAGATTTTGAATCGCCTCCAAACGAAAGCGCATTCAGATACAGCCAGCGCGCCGCGCGCTGCACGTCGGTTAATCCAACCTGCTTTTTGTATTCGATGAAATCCGCGCGCGAGTTGATGTGGTTTTCCAGTTCTTTCTTGATGGCGTCCGCGTGATAACGGACGCACCGGAAAGCGTTCACGATCACTTCGTCGGTGTCGTTGAGGACTTCGACGGTTGACTTTTCTTTCGAGCGCAACAGTGCCGCTCCTCCCGCGAACAATTCCACGAAACATTTATGCGGCGGCAACGGAAAAATATATTTGAGGAGACGCGTTTTTCCACCCGGCCGACGTAAAATGGAATTATTGTAAATCATCCGACGATTGCCCCCATGTTTGTTGCGCCGCTGTCGGCTTTTGTTGAGAGACCGCCGCTCCAGGCTATATCGCAATGGCTCGCGGCATTCAGCAGGTTGCGGCCCTCCGTGAACTTCCACGTCTTGCCGGCAAAAATCTTTCGCATGGCAAAATAATCCGCAGCCACGTCCGGCTC